CCAAGGATTTGTTCCTTATGCAAAACAGAAGAAAATGGCAACCTCCAAGGGTCCCAAACCCGGAGCAGGCAAAGGTAAATCAAGAGGCGGAGGCATCGCTAAACGCGGCACCAATTTTACCGGCGTTTTTTAATCTAGCCGTTAATTTCTAATGGCTTATCTCGATGAAACAGGCGATCCAGTTCTGGATGCGCTTTATAAGGAACTGGATGCGATTAAAGGCAACACTAGAGCTGAGAGCCTTAGAAGGATAGAGCTTAAAGATCAAATAAGGGCTATCAGAGAGCAACAGGGCGCAATGCGCGATCTTGGCGTTGGCTCTCTTCGTTTCGGTGCATTTATGACCATGGCTCCGGAAATCGACTGGCTGGCAAACAAGATGGCCACCAATGTAGGCTATCCCATGATGCTGGCAAGCGAAGAATATCAGTCTTTTCCCCAAAAAGAAAAAGAGGATTTTCGTAATCTTTGGCTCGCAGCCCAAGGGGAACGAGGAGACGAACAACACCAGGAATATGCCAAAAAGAAATTCAATAAATACCATGACATGGGTTTTTTGCCATGGATGGAACAAGTACCGGAATTCATAGATGAACTTGTTCCTTTCGAGAAGACATTAGGCAGTGAAGCGGTGGAAGATGCTGAACTGTTGTTGGTTCTTGGATGGGGAATTCATGGTATAGCTAAACTGTTTAGTTGGGCTGCAACCAAGGGTATACCTAAAGGGCGTGTATGGCTTCGTAATAAAATAAAGAGCATTGTCAAGAATAAACAAGGCGAAGAAATCTTGGACGACATAGTACCCGAAGCATCCCAATATCCAATACAGCAACAATTCGATGCAAGAATCGATAAAACCGTTGAAAGAGCAACAGCGGGGGAAAAGGTTAAATCCACGACTGGATATGATAGGACTACACCCAGACCAAGAACCAGACCAAAAACAGGTGAAGAGATTAAGCAAAATTTGGACCATGAGTTGGCTATAGTCGGAGCAAGATACGACCAAGAATTAACAGCCATACATAACAGTCCTCCGGCAGGGAAAATGACTCCAGAGAAAACTGACCAATTGGAAAAACTTAGAAGAAAACAAAAAAGCATATACGCTGAAATAGAGAAACAAATGGTAGAAGACTTTGCTTATTTAGAGGAACTGGCCTTTGATGAAAAGTTAATAACAACCCCGGAACATTTCCAAGGGCTAAAAGAAACCCAATACAGCAACTATACCGTGAAAATGCTTGGCGATGAATCTAATAAATTGCAGAGATGGGTCGAGAAAGAGTTGAAAAAATCTTTGGAAGAATCCAAAAAAGCAGGACAGGAAGCCGTGGAAAAAGTTCAAGCAAAAATAAAAAAGGCCAAGAATGAAACTGAAAAGGACACAATTATGGCTGAATTCAAAGCTGAATTGAACAGAATTGATGAGACGAAGGCATTGAGAGACAAGGAAATAGACCATGTTTTTTATGAAAAATATAATGAGCTAAAAGACGCCTTGAATTCTATAGGAAGAGAAATGGATTTATTAGAGTCAGGTGCAGTGACTCGGCATTCACGAGGCGGTCTCGTGGAAAATAAGGTAAACTATGCCTTAAACCAGTGGAAATAGGATGGCCATAGACGAAATCAAGCAACCAACCAATATTGATCGGGTCACAGACCTGATCGATCTGGACATTGAAGCCGGACAAGAAGTAGAAATCGAAGAACCGCTTCCAGAGGGAGGCGATATTGAGGTTAATTTTGCACAGGACGGCAGTGCTTTCCTTGATTTTATGCCCGATGAAGAGGATATGTTGCTAGACATCCCATTTGATGCCAATTTAGCCGACTATATAGACGATTCCGAGCTCGGAGCCATTGCTGCCCAGCTTCTCGGGGACTTTGAAGAGGACCGGATGAGCCGTGACGAATGGGAAGACGCCTATGTCAAGGGATTAAGCCTGCTTGGATTCAAATACGAAGACCGGGATCGACCTTTTCCGGGCGCCTCCGGCGTTACCCATCCCTTGTTGGCGGAAGCCGTAACCCAATTTCAGGCACAGGCCTTTAAAGAACTGTTGCCTTCCTCGGGTCCGGTCAAAACCGACGTAATTGGGCTGGTCACACCGGAAATTGAGGCACAGGCAGACCGGGTAAGGGAGTTCATGAACTACCAGATTACCACGGTAATGGAAGAATATACGCCGGAAATGGACCAATTATTGTTCTATTTGCCTCTGGCAGGCTCTGCATTCAAGAAAACCTATTACGATCCCAACTTACAGCGGGCCGTGAGCCGTTTTGTACCGGTCGAAGACCTTGTAGTGCCCTATACAGCCAGTGATTTGGAGACTTGCGAGCGGATTACCCATGCAGTCAAAATGACTTACAACCAAGTCCGGAACCAGCAATTGTCCGGATTTTACCGGGACATAGAGATTAAACCCGCTTATACCGTTTTTGACAGCGATACCCAGTCAAAAATAGACGAAATCGAGGGATTGCAGCCTGGTAGTGGCAACGATATGCTGTACGAACTGCTGGAATTCCACGTTTCCACCGAATTGGTGGGCTTTGAAGACCCAAATGGACTGCATTTACCCTTTATTATTACCATTGACAAGACTTCCAGCCAGATTTTGGCGATTCGCCGGAATTACCGTGAAGACGATCCGTTAAAACGAAAGATACAGTATTTTGTCCACTATAAATTCCTCCCCGGCTTGGGCTTTTACGGCTTTGGTTTGATTCACATGATCGGCGGATTGTCGAGAACAGCGACCGCAGCCCTGCGTCAATTGATCGATGCAGGTACCCTGTCTAATCTTCCTGCCGGATTCAAGGCCCGTGGACTGCGGATCAGGGACGACGAAACACCTTTGGAGCCCGGTGAATTCCGGGATGTAGACGCACCCGGCGGTGCCCTGAAAGATTCCCTGTTACCTCTCCCCTACAAGGAACCTAGTCAAACTTTATTCCAGTTGATGGGATTTTGTGTCGAAGCAGGGCAACGCTTTGCCGCTGTTACCGACATGCAGGTGGGCGAAGGCAATGAACAGGCAGCCGTCGGCACCACTTTGGCACTTCTTGAACAGGGGACCAAGGTCATGTCCGCTGTCCACAAGCGATTGCACTATGCCCAAAAAATAGAATTCAAGATACTGGCAAGAGTTTTCTCGGAATTCCTGCCACCGGAATATCCGTATCAGGTTGTTGGCGGCGACCAGATGATCAAGCAGGCGGATTTTGACAACCGTGTTGATATTGTTCCAGTTTCCGACCCCAATTTTTTCTCCTTTGCCCAGCGTATTTCCTTGGCCCAGCAGGAACTGCAACTGGTACAGAGCAATCCGGAAATACATAATATAAAGGAAGCGTACAGGCGCATGTACACAGCACTCGGTTCACAGAATATTGAAACTTTGTTGCTTCCCGACCCACCACCCCCAGCACCGGTGGACCCGGCCATGGAGAATGGAAGCACCTTAATGGGAGCACCCTTAAACGCGTTTCCCGAACAGGATCACGACGCGCACATTAGTGTTCACATGGCTTTCATGAGCAATCCCATGGCAAAAATGGCTCCGCCGGTCGCTGGAGCTTTGCTGGGACACATTTTCCAGCATGTGTCCCTGAAAGCAGCCCAGATTGCCGAACAGCAAATGCAACAGATGGCAGCGCAGGACCCACAATTACAGCAACAGTTGCAGCAGGAACAAGCCATGATGCAACAACAGCAAATGGCACAGCAGCAGGGAGGGGCACAACCGCCTCCTATGCCTCCCAATCCGGTGCGTGAGCAACTGAAAGCACAGATTGAAAACGAGATACTGGAACAACTGATGCCGGAACTTAATGAAATCATGGAACTTTCCGGTGATAATGAAGGTGTCTTGGAATTGAAGGAAAAAGAACTTATGATAAGATCACAGGAGAACCAAGACGACAAGACGCTTGGCAAGGAAAGACTTGAACTGGATCGGGAGAAAATGGTAAAACGTGATGAAATGGATGAAGAGAAGATTCGCAGTCAGGAAGATATAGCCGCGCTCAGGGCACAAGTATCCCGTGAAAAAATGAACCAACCTAAACCCAAAGGAAAATAATGCCAGCAAGACCAAAACCAAAAGGAAAACCAAAACAACAAGAAGCCAGCGAAGGTTTTGTCTATGGTCCAACGGACAAATCTTACTCTGTTTCAGACATACCCAAGATGAAGGAACAGATAGCAAACAATCCGGCTTTGGCTGGAATGCTGCAACCCCTTATCGATAGACTGGAAGCCGGAGATTTTGACAAACCATGGGGACCCCCTGATGAGGACGTTACAAATACACCAGATACAACAGATGCAACAGAGTATTCTTATAAAGGTATAACAGCCCAAAACATTATTGAACATTTAGGCGAAGTAAGTCAGCTTACTCCAGAACAATTAGGTGTGGCTGATGTGAACCAAGACGGCACGATTTCAATAGGAGACGCCTCGTGGATTTTACAAATGGCACAAGGACTGAGAGACCCCGATACCTTGGAAGCCATAGAACAACCAGATACACCAACAGAGGAGGATACAACACCTCCCGGAGCAACAAACCAAGAAGATATAAAGGCTGCCATTGCCGCAGCTATGCAAGAAGCGGGCATCGGCCCAGATTTTAATTTCAGCGATGTTTTGACTGCCGCTGATGCTGAAGACCTGTTTAAAAATACACTGCCAATTGATTATGAAACCCTGCAAAAAATGGGACAGGCGGATTGGATGCCGGAAAACTGGACACCGACAATGCAGGCAATGATTGATGAATCTATCGGGAACATACCAGACCAGAATTATATAGACCAAGCAACTTTAGATGAGCAACTGGCAGGGCTTCCCGATGCAGCTCAAATACAAAAGCTGCTTGAGGAACAGGGTTGGGGAGCACTAGGGGATCCTTTCGGAGGCGCTCTTTCCGCTTACTCTACCACGGATATGATCCAACAAATGATCAAAGATAATCTAGCACAAGGATTAAGTGAAGACGATATTTTTGCAATGATTCAGGAACAATTCGGCGAAACGATGAGCGATGAGGATATTTATGCCGCAATCGCTACAGCGCAAGAAACCCAATATACGTCTTTGATGGATGAAGTTAATGCTTTGATCGCAGAGAAACTAGCTGAAGGAATGAGTGAACAAGAAATTATTGACCTAATTACGGCGCAATATGGCGACCAGATGAGTCCGGAGGACATCAATTTGGCGATTACTACGGCGCTAGACAACCAATACACGTCTTTGATGGAGGAAGTTAATGCAAGGATTGCAGAAGCCCTGACTGATGGGATGACCCCTGAACAAATTGCTGAAATGATCAGGGCAGAATATGGCGACCAGATGAGTGATGAGGACATCAATTTGGCGATTACTACAGCCCAAGAAGCCCAATATACGTCTTTGATGGATGAAGTTAATGCTCTGATCGCAGAAAAATTAGCAGAGGGAATGACTGAAGCCGACATTCTTGCATTAATACAAACAGAATATGGCGGAGTATTAAGCGCAGATGATATTACAGCAATGATCGCTACTGCCATAGCGGGAATTGAAACAACTCCAACGGAAGATGCCCTTACCGCTGATGCAGTGCAGCAAATGATTGACGCCGCAATGGCACAAGGAATGTCTACAGAACAGGTTCAGGCAATGCTTGCAGAATCTGGGCACCTGAACCAAGAACAAGTTCAGGCAATGCTTGGAGAATCTGGATACATGGGTGATGTAGGAGTACAGGGACTTATTGATACCGCTCTTCAAGGAGCCTTGGGCCAAGGTGGGTCAATTAATGAAGCCATTCAAAACGCACTTTTAGCTGTAGGAGACACAACTATAGATACAGGAACCCAACAACCTAGTAGTCCTTACGGAACCTATACCAGTCCTTATGGAGACGTGGACCCTTATGCCCTGATGTTTAATCCATGGTATGGAACAACACCTTTCGCCGGAGGAGCCACAACAGGGGCCGAAGACCCAACTGGACTTGGGGACCTGGATTTGGGAAATCCGGCTGATTATAATTTTGACATTTCAACAGAGTATGATGAGGACCTGTTTAGTTAAGCGGAGAGAAGACAATTGACGCCATAGATTTTGCCTATAAAATTCTTAAAATAGTTAAGGAAAAAGAAGAACGAATACAAACGATGATGCTCAACGGAGAAGTTAAAGATTGGGAGCATTACCGCAATTTGACCGGTCAAACAGAGGCCTTAACCTATGTAAAATCGGAAATTACCGAGTTACTGGATAGGATGGGAGAACGCTTTGAGTGACGCAACCTCTATTTTAGAGCAAAAATGGGCACAGGAAGAAGAAGGAAAAACACCTTTACAAAAAGCCTATGAAAACGTCAGCAAAAAGAAAACTGACGGGGAAAAATTAAATCCGGAAAAAATAACCTCTGCTTTGTTAGAACAACTCCCTGAACCAACAGGATGGCGCATCCTTATTCTTCCTTACCGTGGCAAAGGTCGTACAGACGGAGGCATTTACCTTACTGAAAAAACAATGGAACGCCAACAGATAAGCACGGTTCTCGGTTATGTATTAAAGACCGGAAACCTTGCCTACAGTGACGAAGACAAATTTCCAACGGGTCCTTGGTGTAAATCCG